CTGCAGTAAGTGCAGAAACAACAGAAGTTACTGGAAAATGTACTGCATAAAAGTCTTTACTTGTTTGTGCTGCTGTAGTAAAAACTTCAGTACCTCCACCCTTACCTAACATTTCAAACAGTAGCGTATTGTCATTATCAAATTTGCTCATTTTATTTTATTTTTTTTTATTATTATTCTGTAAATATTTTTATTATAGCACCTAGAGTTATAGTGTATATAACCCACATTGCTTTTACTAATACCTTTCTCATAGATGTGTTTCTGTTTACTCTTGCTGTAACACCTGTATCTGGATTTAATAGTTTGTCAGTTATCATATCTAGTTTTGCATCTATATTATCTATTTTACCATTTATAGTGGTTATATCTTTTTTCATTGCTATTATTTCTTCTTTAGTTGTCATAACACAATTCTATAGTAACATTAAAAAATACAACTGGTGTTGAACCGCTTGTTTTTAGCATAGGAAAAATTAAATCACCAGCAGCAACACTTGATGCTGTTATTGTAGTTTCGTTTATAAGTTTTACTTTATCATTATCTCCAGGCATACTTATGGCAATTTCGTCTATTAAAGTTGGTGTTAAAGCAGTTGCAACATTATCTGCAGGAGTTACCTTGCAAATTGCTAAAGTTACTGTATCGTTTGTACTTGATGTCATCCAACCTCTTATTGATTTTACAGTAGCAGCAGTGTGAGGTATATAAGTGCCAGTTCTAAAAATATCACTAACATCTAAAGTAGCAGCACCTACAGTTGCACTTCCATAATCTTGATTCATTTCATTAGGAGACTGTCCATCTGTTAAGTTATTTCTATACTCATAATTAGTTTGACAAGTTCCATAACCCTGTAATTGAAATGTAGTTATTTTTATAAGGCTTTTATCTACCCATGTTAAAGTACCAGTAGTGTCTTTACTACAAAGGGTATCATTACTAGCAGACTCAAACCCTTTTGGATTGTGTCTGTTTATGTCAGTTAAGTTTTTATGTTCGTTTGAAGCCATTTATATATTTTTAACAGTCATCACAAGGACAGTAATCTTTCCAACTACCATAGTTTCTTGTTGGTCTTGAATATATACTGTCATACATTATTATTCCATGATTCTTATAAGTAGAAGCATTAGAAGGTCTATTACTTTCATATGTAGGATATTGACCGCTTTGGTCATCATCTTCCATATAATCTATCATATCTTTTAAATAAATCTCAGCTTTTCTATAAGTATCTTGCTTATAAGCATTTAACTCAGAAGGGTCTATAATAGTAGAAAACTCATCTATATTATGAACTATACCCATACTACTACTGTTACTTTGCACCTCATTTATTACTTCAAATCTTACATACCAACACAAAGTTCTAGTTAGAAAATCATCCATCAATGTTTGGTTTGCAGTTGTTAAAGTACCAGCATGATGTTGAGTTTTTATTTCTTCATAAAACTTTTTACCTAAAGCGTGTTTAATATGTGCTAACTCTGCAAGTAAAATAGTATTATTAGATATTAAAGCAGGGTCAGTGTTTGCATTAGTAAAACTATTGCTTATAACTTCTGCTGCTGTTACTAAAGGATTATATTGATTTACATTTGCCATAGTTATTCTTGTGTTTCGGTTACTTGTAAGTCTCCTGCATCATCATCACCAACGCCATCTGCATCATTATCTCTAGTTACAATAATCTGCTCTCTATCTGTTATAAACATATTTCCTTCTTTTAACATTGGTAAATCTTCATCTAACATTCTTCTTTGTTCATTTATTGTAAGAACCTCTTTAGGGTCAATCTGAGTAGCGAAACTAACTGGCGGCTCATACTGTATTAATAAATCTTCAGGTAAAAAACCTAGTTCTTTAAATAATATCTTTTTAAGTCCAGTCAACAACAAATCAGATGTGTCTTTGATTACTGTTGTCATTGCTAAATCATAAGCAATTCTTATCTCACTACCAGTGTTGTTCATTTTACCAGAACTTACTAAACCACTCAATGATGGTTGCCATCTATGTGCAGTCACAATATTTTGGTCAGTAATTCTTTGTAAGTCTATCCAACTACCTTCTTGGTCATCTTTTATTATCTGAACATTAGCCTGAGAAGTATCTCCATTTTTTACGATAAACATAATTTTGCCATTATTCCCATCACCAACAAACTTCTTTTGTGCTTCTCTTACTAACTTCTTTGCTTCTTCTTCTCCCATGTCTCCACTAATCTCAACGATTGCAGAAGGCTGGAAACCATTTTTAAATTTTGTGTGATTCCATTTACCTATTTCATAATCAACTGCTATATGTTCTAGTACTGCAGTGTAGTCAGGCAATCCATAAAATTGAAATGTAGGCTCATAGTCTTTAAATTGTAAAATAAACCTGTTACTTTTTATTTGTGGATAAAGAGGTAAAATAGTAACTTTTTCTTTCATTGTATTATATCTTGCCCAGTCTGGGTGTATATAAACCTCTTTTTTATTTTTAGACATTCTAACAGTAGTTGCATCTATATGATATAGATTTAAACCACCATCAAATAAAACTCCCTCTAAGTAAGCATTACCAAAAGTATAATAATCATCTGCTAATTTTTTAAAGACTTGTCTTAAAGACTCTCCATCAGCATTAACATCTTTTATGTATTCTTTTATTTCTTCATTGTTTGTAACAAACTTTGCACCACTTGTAAAAATAGTTTTTTGTGCAAGTACACTTCTGTGTGTAGATGACTTTCTTTTAAGTTCTGCTAAATACTGTGGAAATAAATTATTAGTACCAAAAGGTATAAATTTAGTTCTTACTTTTGTAAGGTCTTGCGGCTCTTCTATATGTTCAGGTATCGCTAAATTAAAAACTCCAAATTCAAAAGTGTTACTCTTTTGAGTCTGAAGATTCTTTACCTGACTTTTTCTTTTTGTCTGCTTTCTTTGACTCATCTTTTGTTTTTGTATTTGATAATTTTTCTATAAAATTTGTTGCACCTAAATCTTCATAAGCATACGCTAATTCTTCTTGTGTTGCTGTCGCTAACACTATAACGCTATTTATTCCATGATAAATTGTAACGTCTTCTTTTGCCTTATATTTTGCCATTATTGTATATACTTTTAAATGTGATAAATCTATTATTTTTTTACTACAACCACACATATTCAAAAAAAAGATATTAATAGGGTAATGTTACAAAACTTTTTACGAACAAAGTTCAACCTATTATTATACCTTTAATGTTCTATGTAGTTGTTGCTGTTAAAGTAGAAGTATTAACTGCAAGACCTGCACCACTTGCTGCATCATATTGTCTTGGAAGTTCAAACTGTCTAGCCATCAAACTAATAGTTAGTCCATTTTGGTCTGAATATGCAGCACCTGTTCCACCTTCCATACTTACTAAATTTAAGAATGTTTGGTTTTTTTCAGGTGAAGTTTCGCTGTTAGCATATTTCTTACTCAATCCTACAACTAATTTTTCATCATTTGAAGTTACAACTATTGCCATCATACAAGTATTTAACATAGTTTGCAATTCGTGCATTTTAACATTATTAATTTGTGGTATCATAAAAGTAAGACCACACTCAAATACTGTTGAGCCATTTTCTTTAGTTGCATTTATAGTCAAATCAGCAGTCTCATTTTTAAATTCAAAAAGTTTCCAAGTCGCTGTTGAAGCCCCACTGTCTACGATTTTTGTAACATCATGTTTAGCTGGGTCATCACTAAAAGTAACAGCATCACCAGACTTAAAACTTCTAAGGCATATTTGTTTTATACCTCCTACAGTTTGTAATGCAGAACAATCTATTGCTATACCATTATCTATCATTTTATTATTGTTTTTATTGTTAATTAAAAGTAATTAAGAGAGAAGGCTTTAACACCTTCCCTCTATCATTACATTATTGTTATATAAATATAGCCCACTTGTATAGTGAATCATATAAATACTGAACTCCTAACTTGAAGTAACCTCTGAAGAACATTTTCTCTTCTAAGTCATCATAAAAAACTTTGAAAGAACCTTGTGGGTCAGTTACATCAGAACCTATAATTAAGTTCTCAACTGCAGTATAACATATACCTTGAGTATAGTTAGTAGTTACACCTCCTGCTGTATTAGCAAAAAGGTCTGGGTCAGTGTCTGCTAAAATAGTATCCCATTCGTACATAGCCACTAATTCAACTCCACGAAACTTAACTACTTGGTAACCATCTTGTGTGTTAGTTATAGCTAAGTCTGCTGAAGTACCCTCTAACGCTTGTAAGTAAGTGTTATAAACTAAAGGTGTTACAAAAAACCTTTTGTCTGCTGCTGCAACTCTTTGTAATGCTGCAGGTGCTTCATCATAAAGTTTTCTTAATGCACTAAGAACCTCTGCATTTGTAGGCTCGTTATCACTAGTTGCGTTAACAGTGAATCTTGGTGCAGAACCAGCACCCATTAACTTCATCCATCCATCCATGTTACCATATCCTGCAACACCAGAAGCAGTATCATCACCCCATGCTAATCTTACAACATCTTGTCCAATACCTGCTACCGCACGATTTACAATCGCATCTGCTAACATAGTTCCTTCTACATTCATTACATCAACACCACTTCTATACATTTCTTCAATGTAAGTTCCCATGAACTCATCAGTACATTGCTCAAGAGCAACTCTCATTCTACCTGCAGTGATTGTTTTCTCGTCAATATTAAATTGAGTTGAACCACTTGTTGCTGAACAACCAGTGTATTTTGCTACGATTTTTGTTAGAGCAGCAGAAGTAAATACATTCATTTTATGCTTTACATTAGGAATAACTCTATAGTTACGCATAATATCATCACTTCTAAATACTGGCTCATAAAAAATTTCATTTAGGTTCGCACCTGAGTAAGTTGCGAATGTTCCTTTATTTGCTACGTTTGCCATTTTTTTTCTATTTTTTAATTATTAAATTTATTTCTCATTTTTTCTGCTAGTGCATTGTAAAAACTTGCGTTAGCATCTTCTTTTTTGTTTTCAACGATTACAGGGTCGCTATCAGTTTCTATTTCAGTACCTTTAGCATCTGCTTTGTTGATTTTTGCGTTTAACGCTTCAACCTCTTCAGTTAAAGTTTCGTTAGCACCTTTAGAAGTTGCTAATTCTTCTTCTAATAAAGAAATTTTATTAGATAACTCTACATTCTTAGCTTCAAAATCAGAAATTTTATTCATTATTTCTTCATTATCTCCTAGATTAACAGTTATCGCTGCATCTTCAGCAACATCTTTAGAAACCTTTACATCACTTTTTACAGCAGCAACGATTTCTTCAACTTTGTTGTTGAACCATTCTTTTAACTCGTTAGTCATTTTTTTATTATTTATGTTAATACTTAATTGATTCTTAATTTTTTCGTGTGTTATGTTTTTAAATTTAGAAATATCATACTTTGCAGCAACTTTTATTGAGTCTGAAATTAAATCAACAAAACCTAGTTCATATGCTTCTTCAGCATTTAACCAAGTTTCTTCATCCATCATTCCGCTAACAGCTTCTCTTGATAAACCTGTTTTTTTAGTGTAAATATCTGTCAACTCGCTAGATATTTTTTCAAGAGTTTCTGCAGTCTTTCTCATGTCTTTTGCTTCTCCAGTAGTACCTCCCCACGCATTATGTATCATAAATAAAGAATTTTCTGCCATTATAACCTCATCTGCACCTAAAGCAATTATAGTAGCAATACTTGCTGCTATACCTTCTATATATACAGTGGTTTTAGCCTCTCTCCTTTTAATTACGTTATACATAGCCATGCCATCAAAAACATCACCACCTAAACTATTAATTCTTAAATTGATTGGGGTATTCTTTAGATTTTTTACATCTGAAATAAATTCTTGTGCAGACACACCATATCTACCTATTTCATCAAATATATATATGTCAGCAGTTTCACCCTTCTTGTTTTGTATGTTATACCATTTTTCTTTCATAACTGCAAAAATATATTTTATGTAAAGGCTTTTTACACAATTTTGTTACAAAACTTTAATATGCAATATTATTAGATGGCTTTTGTTTTTTTCTTTCTTTATAAACTATGTTTTGTGCTTGACTCTCACTAATGTTATATTTTATAGATAAATCCATCCAAGTATGAGTTCTACTACCATTATTAGTTGATAACATTCTATCAAAATCAACTATAATCATATAGTTTCTAAGTCTTTTAGGATTTATAATACCTCTTTCTGCAAAATAGCATACAATATCTTTACAGGTTGGATATAAACCAAACTTTTTCTCTAAAGCTATACCTGTAATATCAATAAAGTCTTTTACTACATCAACTTTATTTTGTCTTTGCTTTTTTTGTCGCATTAGTTTTTTTAGGTTTTCTTTCAATTTCTATCCACTCATCTACCATTGTTTCCCAAAACTTCACAACTGCTTTTCTGCATGAGTTGCAATTCATGTCTTGTTTATTAGTTGGAAATAATAGATGCCACTCTGCAAACATAATATCTAATGATTCAGCGTGGTAAGTAGAAAAGTTGCGAGTGTGGTTAGATTGTTTTATGACTACACTAGTCATAAACTTTCTTTTGTCTTTGTTAAAGTTTTCTGCGATTTCTTTTAAATTCATATGTAAAGTTTTACCATTTGTTTTCTGGACATTTACCAAAGAACTCTTTTGTTAGTGATGTTTTTGCATCTAAGAAACATTTACATTTAGCACATCTTGCACCATAAGTAAATTTAGGTCTTTTTAATAACAAAAAGTTTCGGTAAAAACTACAACTTTTACATATATCTAATCTTTCTAATTTGGTTTTTTTATCAACAAACATTTGTTTATATTTTAAATTATTAAATTGTTGCTTGTGCTTGAATTACATTTACAGTGTTTTGACTTTCAGTAATATCCGCCTCTACAACTACTACTCCGCTACTTGAACTCATTGCACCCATCATTTGATTTTGATTTAAAGCATTAAATTCTTGTTGTGAAAATGAAGGCATATTTAAAAGACCTCCATCAGCAAACTTAACACCACCTCCTGCAGCGTTCATTGCAGATAATTGGTTTCTAAACATTGCTGTACTTCTTTTGTTTATTACAGCCTCTCCACCTTCTAACTCTACAACTCTACCACCTACTGCAAACTTCTCTCCACCTTGTGCGTGTGAACGACCATGAACCATACCGCCATTTGCAAAAGTTTCAACTACACCTCCATTACCAAATGTTTCTTTCATGGCTTTTAGATTTGCAAATAAAGAAACAATAGTTGATAAGGTGGTAACCATACCTACTATGTTTTTAGGAAATGGTTGTGTCCCTTGTGCGGCAACCGCCTTAGTAGCCAGTGAAAGTGCTTCAATATTATTTGCTATTGCTGCTGCTGCAGACAAAGCAACTCCTGCTTTTCTAATTCCTTGTAATTTTTTATCTTCTCCTGCTAAGAATATAAGTTGTTCTCCTAAATTGTTAACACTTTCAATCTGCTCTTGTCTCGTTCTTTTTTCTTCTTCTGCTACAGTTTGTATTCTTTTTAATTCTGAATTAAGCATTTGATTATTAATATCTGCAGTTGATTTTCCATATTCCGCATATAATCCCATCATCTGCATAAGATGTGTCTGTTCAGCATCAAAAGCCATTTGGTCAAACTCTTGTTGTGTGATTTGCTTATCAATTAATTGTTGTGTCAAATCAGACATTTCATCTGTATGAAAAGTTTGTAGTTGTGTTCTCTTAACCTCAAAAGATTTTCTGTCTGCTTCTTGTTGTTCTTTTAATTTTTCGTCTTCTTCTTTTTTTCTTGCTCTATCTCCTTTCAACCTTGCAATATCCGCTTCAAGTTCTATCCTATCGTTTTTTTGTTTTTCTGCTTTTACTTCTTGGTCTAAAATTTCTCTTAAATCTCCTAAAGCAAACTCTCTAGCCTTTATTTGATTTTCTGTATCTTTTACAACCTGTCTTGCTGCTATAGCAATAGGGCCAAATCCATCTGCTAATTCTTTTTGAGTTTCTAGTCCTGCTTTTTGTGCGTTTTGAACAGTTTCTAATTTTTGAATTTCTAGTTCTAATAATTCTACTCTACTTTTTGAATCTACAGGTGCACCACTTTTTTGTAAATCATCTATTTCTTTTTGCGTGTCTTTTATTCTATTTAAAGATTCTGTTAAAAAATCAGCACCTAATTGTTCTGGAGTTTGCATATTACCTACAACTGTACTAATAAAATTAGTAAAATCTTGAACAATGATTCTTACAGCACGAGACATATTAATGCTTCCTGTCATAAAAGCAATTTCTAACCCCTCCCAAGCAGATTTAGCCTTCAAAATATCTCCCTGTAAAGTGTCTGCCATTATATCAGCCATTTCTTGTGCCTTGCCATTAGCATCTTCTAAAGCATCTGTTAAATCTAAAACCCTATCAGCACCATTAACCATAGTTTGAAATGCTGCTACCTGTCTTAAATCAACAAGTTCCATCATTTCAGCATTTGAAAGGCCTTCATCATTTAATTGTTTTAATGCTTTTTCTAAGTCTGCACTGCTTTCTACAGTAAAGCCTAAATGTTTTGACAGGTCAGAAGCAGGGTCTTGCATTTTCAAGAATATATTTCTCAAAGATGTACCTGCAATAGAAGCCTCAATACCAGCATCAGTAAGTGTACCCATTACTGCAGAGGTAGACTCTATACTTATAGAAGCAGCAGCAGCAATAGGTGCTACCTTCGTCATAGATGTTTGAAATTTTTCTATATCTAAAGCAGAACTTGTAAACGCTACAGCCATAACATCAACAACTCTTTGTGTTTCTTGAGCATCTAATCCAAAACCTCTTACTGCCGCACCAGCCACAACTGCTGCTCTACCTAAATCTGACTGAGTTGCTGTTGCTAACATTAAAGTAGCCTCTTGTGCTTCTAAAATTTCTGCAGTGGAAAATCCTAATTTACCAAAGTTTACTTGTAATTCTGCAACTTGTGATGCAGTAAAGAATGTGCTTCTACCTAATTGTTGTGCGGTGTTTGTTAATTTTTTAAAGTCTTTTTCTGTAGAGCCAGTGATTGCTTTTACCTTAGCCATTTCAAACTCAAACTTTGTAAATGTTCTAATAGCACCAGTTATTGCTTTTTGTATTCGGTTAAAAGCGGCTGTTGCAGTAACTATACCTGCAGTCATTGCCCCTAAACTTTTTGTTGTAGTGCCTGTTCTTTTTTCTAAGTTTGCTAAATCTTTTTGTCCTTTTACGACTACTTGAACTACTATTCTTTCTGTATTTGACATATCTTATATTTTAAAATGCTTCTGTTACTTGTGCTTTTCTGTTTTTTCTAATGTTATCTGCTATCATGTTAGCCACATCTACACCTACAGATGGTGCTAATTTATCTGCTACTTTTTTACTAAATTTATTTGCAGTGTGACCTGCAAAATTTGTTCTTCTTAAACTATTTCCTTCTGTGTAAACAATATAAGGTTGTCTCATATTATTGCTTGGATAAGTTTTATTTCCATAATTTGCTGATTGACCTTCTTTTTTACCATTAGACAATCTACCTAAAATCTTTACTGCAGTAGATACACCGCCTTGTATTCCTCTTTGAGACATCCATCTCAATATTGTTCTAAGATTAGGAACTTTTGCAAACTTAGGATTGTTAACTGCCCTCCAATAACTAACAGATGAAATAATATTTAATACACTATCTTTTATATGAAACTTTAAACCTCTGCTTAATCTACCTGTTGCATTATGCTTTTGGTCAATAAGTTCTTGTTGCAATCCTTTTCTAAGCATTACACCCACCTCAGTAAGAGTTCTATTTGTATGTGTTAATTTAATCATCTGTTATTATAGCATCAGGCCTTCTTAATATTTTATGAGCAACACCATATTCATCATTAGCATAAGAAGGTATTATATAATCTTGTTTCTCTTGTATTGATACAGATGTTATAGCAACAGTAATTGAACTTGTATCTTCTGTTGTAAAGTAAATAACTAAAATGTCATTATTTGTTGTTGCTGTAAAACTAAATTCACTAATACCTGTACTGGTACTACTTACTGGAAATGTTATAGTAGAAGATGAAGTTCTTTTAAAGGAACGAGTAATAGTTCCTGAATAACCTGCTGGTATGACAGTGTCTTCAAAATACGTTTCAACAGACATTGTACCAGAGCTAGAACTTATAGCACTTTGAACACTTATTTTATATTCATATCCAATATTCAATCCAGATAATCTTTGATAAATACCACCATAACTATTATTACCTCCAGATTTTTGACCACTAAAAATGAAATAACCACTAGCACTAGTAGGTGCAGTTATTGCTGTAAATGGAGAACCTGAAGTTTTAAATCTATACCAAGCTCCAACTATAGATGGTGGTTGTGAAACTAAAGAATCATCAATAAAATTTGTTGATGTTGTAGAGTGAGCTCCCTGAGAACCTAATTGCACTCCATATGCAAAAGCGTTGCCAAAATTTACATACTCTCCATTATAAACAGTTACAGAAGAAAAAACTTCTAAACCACTTTGTAGCTCTACTCCTCTGTTTGATATTATTTTTCTTTCATTACTCATATTATGCTCCTAAATTATCATTACTTGTGTCTGGTATTCCTGTACCATTACTACCCCCAGTTCCTATTATAATAGTTTCATCTAAGGCAGGTGCTTTTGAAGCAAAAGACCCTAGTTGTAACCATTCTATAAGCTCTACTTTAGTTGATACGTTTTTATTTGGTTGGTAGTCTACAATTTTATTTAATCTATAATAAACTCCATCTATATAAATTAGTTTTGTGAAGTCTAAGTTTACTATATCTGTAGTTTTTAAATCTATAAAAACTGTTCTTATTCTTGGTCTTGACTTTAACATTTCAAACATAAGTCTATAATATGTTTCATATAATCCCTTTCCAACTTCTGAATCACCAAAAACACCTGTAGCATCATCAAAGTTTCTTATATAAACATTACCATAAGTTAAAACAGGATATGAATTTTTGTCCTTATTGTAAGAAACAGCATGAGGGAAAAGGTTTACTTGTGTTAGCGAACTTAAAGGAAATGGAAGACTTGCTGCTGGAGTTAAAACGAATAAACTGTCTTTCCAGTCTTGAACAAATGCAGTTGGCGCTTTTGTTCCAGCATTTGTCATAGTATCGTATCTATTCCAATATAAAAGTCTTGATGTAAAATTAAAACCTCTTTCTGGTCTTGATGTACTACTAGAAGATACCGCTTCTTCCCATAAACATGAAATTGGTATATTATCATTAAATTGTGCAGAACCATTTCTTACTGATTGGTCTTTAGCAACGTAAGTTCCAGCAAAAAATGGATTTTCAAATTCACTAACGCCTCTTTCAAAGCTCAAAGATAAAACTTCTTGATATGGATATTCATCATGAATATCATCAAAATATTTATCACCTCTTCTTTCTACTTTTTTGTCATTACTGTCACTTTTATATTTGAAAATAACATTTCTTTTTAATTCACTTCTTAACCATTTATCTTCTGTTAATTTAGACCTATCTAATTTATATGTAAAGTCTACTGCATCTTTAAATGGTTTGTAAAAAGTTTCAAAAGGCTCTAATAATACTTTTCTTGTAGTATCATCTGTAGAGATTTTAAGATTAAAAGCATGGCTTATACCTTTTATAAAGTCTACAACCTTTTGTTCTGGGTCTATAACATCCTTTAAAGAATAAGTTTGACCCCATTCAA